TGCGAACACCACGGCATCCCTTACCAGGGTGTGCCAGTGGGCACGATCAAGCGTCACGCAACCGGTCGTGGCAACGCCAACAAGGCCGAGATGATCGCGGTCGCCAAGGCGCGCGGCATCACGCCGGTCGATGACAACCACGCCGATGCGCTGGCGCTGCTCAACTGGGCAATGGCCCAAGGGGGCGAGGCATGAACACGCACACCCCATCCATCTACTGCGCCCTGGGCAGAGTGGCACCGCAGTCACCGGCCAGCACGGACGAACTGCGCGCAATGCGCGCGGCGGCCTGGCACAAACAAGGCATCGTGGTCGTGCCGCTCGACGAGATCTACGACGAGTGGGAGCGGGCGTTCCTGTCTGGCATCGCCACCCGGCTCTACGGCGCGCGCAGCCCGAAGACACAGCGCGATCGCTCGTGGCGCGAAATCAGGGAGGGCGAGCGATGAAGCCGAAGAAGACCCGAGCCGTCAACAGCCACGCCGAGCGCAAGCCGCGCATCGGCGAGGAGCACATTCGCCCGGATGGCAGCGTGATCCGCTACGTGCGCGAGGAGGACGATGACCGCAAGCCGGTCGACCACTACCGCACCGTGGACACGCTGGCGCTGATGCTCAGACACGGCAGCATCACGCCCGCGATGCACGATGCGGGGCAGCATTTCGCCCAGGACTTCGCGCGTGCCTTTGCCAGCGGCGTGGCCAGCCCTCGGCTCGATGGCTTGCCAGCGGGCACGGCACGTGTGGAGCACATGGTCGAGCGAAATGCTGGCGCGGCGCGCGCCGTGAAGCAAGCGCTCGATGCCGTCGGCGGCATCAGCAGCCCAGCAGGCACCGCGTTGTGGTTCGTGGCAGGGGTTGGGATGTCGATCATCGATCTGGCCCGCCGGATGTCGTGCAACCGACACGAGGCCAAAGGCTACTTGGTGGCGGCGCTGTCGATTGCTGCCAAGTTTTACGGATACGGGCGTTGACAGCGTGGTACCACGAAGGCATACTATTGCGGTAGTTGTGGTAAGTGCGCCCACCGGGGAGACCTGGGTGGGCGCTGTCGTTTCTGGGCCTGGCGTTCGCCTCTCTGCCCAGCGCTGGAGACTCCCCCATGAAACTTCTCATCACCCGCCCGGTGGTCGTCACCGGCGACGGCGGCACGCGCTCGTTTGTCCCGGGCCTGACGGTCGAGGTCGACGCAGCCACCGCCGAACAGATCCTGGCGCAGCAGGCGGGCATCGCTGCCGAGCCTGTTGCAAACACCGAAGCGCCAGCCACTCCTCGCCGCCGGAAGTCCGTCGATGCTGAAACTTGACGTCACCGCCGATGTGGCCAAAGCGACTGAGCACCTCTCGGAACTGGCCCAGCAGCACGTACCCAATGCTGCCTCCAAGGCCCTGACCCGCACGGCGTTCGACGCCCGCGATGCAGTGCGCGACGGTCTGCCCGAGCGCTTCAATCTGCGCCGCCCATGGATCAGCCGAGGCATTGGCGTGACGCCCGCCAAGCCTCGCACGCTGATGGCCGAGGTCTGGTCGCGGGACCGCTTCATGGCGCTGCAGGAGTCCGGTGGCACCAAGACCGGCAAGCTGGCGATTCCGGTCGGGCCGATGGCACAGACCGCCCAGACCCGCGTCATCCCCAAGAGCCAGTGGCCGGGCCGACTCTTGGCAAAGAAGAACGTGTTCTACCGCGCCGGTGCCGTGTTCGAGCGTCGTGACGAGAAGCGCATCCTGGCCTTGTACCTGCTGCGCCGCCAGCAGAAGGTCGAGCCGCGCTTTGGCATGGCCGACACCGTGCGAAGCGTGGCTCTGCGGGAGTACCAACGGCAGATGGAGCGGGCGCTGCGGGAGGAACTCACCCGTGCGACCTGACACATCTGACGGGTCCTCCCGGGCCATCTGAAAGGCGGGGGCCGCGCGCAGCGCGACGCTTGCCTAGCGTCAGGGCAAAAAATAGGTTTCCAGTTTCCACCCAGGTTTCCACCCGTATTCATGCCGAGGTGATCCATCCATGACGGTTAACTGACCCGAGCAGCCCGGAGGAATGTGATGGGACTGTCCGTCCGGGCCTATGCCCAACACCGTGGCGTGAGCCACACCGCTGTGGCCAAGGCCATCAAGGCCGGGCGCATCAGCGTCGAGCCCGACGGCACCATTGACCCGGCCAAGGCCGACGCCCAGTGGGCGCGTAACACGCTGCCGTCACAGAGCCTGAACATCGGTGCCAAGAAGCCTGCGGCCAAGGTGGAAACCCCGCCGGTTTCCACCCCGGTTTCCACCCCGCCGTTGGAAACCCGGGCTGCCGCACCTGACTACCAGACCAGCCGCGCCATCCGCGAGGCCTATGCCGCGCGCCTGGCGAAGCTTGAATTCGAAGAACGCACGGGCAAGCTGATCAACGCCGACGAGGTGAAGGTCAAGTACTTCAACCTTGCGCGTCTGCTGCGTGACCGCATCCAGCAGATTCCCCGCAAGGTTGCCCCGCAGATCGTGGCGGCCGTGGTCGCACAACCCGATCAGCGCGTGGTGGAGGACCTGCTGATGGAGGCGATCCGCGAAGCCCTGGAGGAACTCTCACGATGACCGTCACCCCTGCTATGGCCAGCCGCATCGAGATGTGGCCACTGGATCGGCTCAAACCCTACCAGAGAAATGCCCGTACTCACTCCGACACACAGGTGGCACAGATCGCCGCCAGCATCGTCGAGTTTGGCTTTACCGCGCCGATCCTGGTGTCGGAGGACGGCGGCATTCTCGCTGGTCATGGTCGCTTGGCGGCTGCGCAGAAACTCGCGCTCGATGTCGTGCCGGTGGTCGTCCTCGACCACCTCACACCCATCCAGCGTCGCGCCTATATCCTGGCGGACAACAGGCTGGCGCTGCAGGCCGGGTGGGATGAGGAGTTACTGGCATCCGAGCTGGCCGATCTGTCCGAGGCCGGTTTCGACCTGGCGCTGGCCGGCTTCGATGAGGATGAGCTGGCCGAACTGCTGGCCGACGACGACGCAGACGACGGCACGCCCGGGGCAGAGACAAGCGAAGAGCCCACGCCAGACGCCGACGACATCACGGTGCCGCGCATCGTCATCAGCCGCCCGGGCGACATCTGGCGGCTGGGTGAGCATCGCCTCATCTGCGCCGACTCGGCCGACAGCGCCGCCATCGAGCGCTTGATGGCGGGCGAGCGTGCGGCGCTGCTCTTTACCAGCCCGCCCTATGCCAACCAGCGCAACTACACCACGGGCGGCATTGCGGACTGGGATGCGCTCATGCATGGCGTCTTTGCCGCGGCCATGCCGATCATGCGCGCCGACGGCCAGATGCTGGTCAACCTGGGCCTGGTGCATCGCGACGGTGAATGGCAGCCCTACTGGGACGGCTGGATCGAGTGGATGCGCGCGCAAGGCTGGCGGCGCTTTGGCTGGTACGTGTGGGATCAGGGCGTGACGGTGCCGGGGGATTGGGCAGGACGCCTGGCCCCCCGCCACGAGTTCATCTTCCACTTCAACCGCGAAGCCCGAAAGCCCAACAAGATCGTGCCGTGCAAGTGGGCCGGGCAGGAAACCCACCTGCGCGCCGACGGTTCGTCCACCGCGATGCGCGGCAAGGACGGCAAGGTCGGCGCCTGGTGCCACGCGGGGCTGCCGACGCAGGACTACCGCATCCCCGACTCGGTCATCAGCATCACGCGCCAGCGCGGGCCGATCGACAAAGAACGAGAGATCGACCACCCGGCGGTCTTTCCCATCGGCTTGCCGCAGTTCGTGATGGAGGCTTACACGAACGAGGGCGACGTTGTCTTCGAGCCCTTCTCAGGCTCGGGCACCACGATCTTGGCGGGTGAGGCGTGCGGCCGCCGGGTCAGGGCCTCGGAGCTTGCGCCAGAGTATGTCGACGTGGCCGTGATCCGCTGGATCAAGAACCACCCCGACCAGACGCCGGTGCTGGAGTCCACCGGCCAGACCTGGGACGAGGTCAAGGCTGAACGGGAGCCCGAGGGCGTGACCGCAACCTATGCCGACGCCAAGAAACGCCTGTCGGACGTCTTCAACGACCGCATGGCGAAATTGGCCGACCCGCCGTATTCACCCTGGGGGCGCAATCGCAAATGAACTGGCTCGCCGACAAAATCGAGCGCTGGCCGACCGAGCGCCTGTTGCCCTACATCCGCAACCCGCGCACGCACTCGGATGAGCAGATTGCTCAGATTGCCGCATCGATTGCCGAATTTGGCTTCGTCAACCCGATCCTGGTGGGCAGCGACGGCATCATTGTGGCCGGTCACGGGCGCTTGGCGGCGGCGCGCAAGCT